AGCTCGATGATGTAGGGCACAGCGTTCGACACCGTGATGGTGTTGTTGTCCTGGTGCCGGTATCCGATCGCGACCTGCGCCACGGCGGTCTCTTGGGCCGCCCTCGACGCGTTGTTCAGCTTCCGCTCCTTGTTCTCTGGCCTGGTGCCCACCGGCGAGCCCTTTGGCTTGCCGATGTATGGGATCCAGTTGGCCGAGGCCCAGCCGGTGTCAATCGGAGTGCCGCCCTCGCTTGGTGCAGACGAGAGTATCGCCACCAAGTCGAGCGCGAGCTTCTTCATGACGTCGTTGATGAACCTGTCCAGCTCAGCAACGACTACCTGGACCGCGTTCCGTGCCATGTCAGGCCAGCTCCGCCAGCTTTGCCTCCAGTTGCGCCTTGCCGTGAACCTTGGACCCGTCGGGGAACAAGAACCATGCGCCACCAAGCTCCTTGTAGGGCTTGGCCTGCGCCGGCACTCCCTGATCGTAGTCCCAGTTCTTCAGGGCGATGCGCCCGGACTTCCACCAGATCTTCATCCGGTGCGACTGGCTTGCCAGGTATTCCGGAACGTCCTCACCCGCGGGAACGACGCCGTCTTCGAGCTGCGTGTCGCGGGTGAAGATGAACGGTTCGGAAGGGTCGAACTTCTGCTTCCAGTGTCTGACGATTCGTGCCATGTGGTGCTCCTGTCAGCGTTAGCTGATCTCGTTGCCGAGATCGACGTAGTAGAGGTCGACGGTGCCAGTCACGGAGATCGTGTCGCTGGCAGTGATGCCGCCGACTGCGACCGCGTTCAGGTAGAGCGCCGAGGAGGCGCCATCGCCGATCTGCTTGGGCATCGTGGCCGTGGACTGGCCCTGCGTGTGCGCCTCGAACTCGACCGCCAGAGCGTTCGTGTCCAGGTCGGCCTTCTCGATGATGTCGATCATGGTCGTGGCGAGCGTCGTCGCAGACGCAGCAGCCGTGCCCACGCCGACGTCGAGGTCGGTCGCGGCGACGATGCCGTTGGTCGTGCCGCCCTTCGTCAGCGTGAGGTTGACCTCGACGCCGAGGAGGTGGATGTTGGTGTCCGGCAGGTCACAGATCTTGACGCTGCCGTAGTCGTCGGATTCGTCGACGGCGATGCTCGCACCGCTCATGTAGAGCTGGTAGTGCTGCACAGCCTTGGCCTTGCGAGAGGCGACCGTCGTGCCGGTCCCGGGGGTGACAGGCAGGCCAGCCAGCTCGTCGCTGCCCTTGAGGCCGCCGGCGAACAGGACTTCTTGGTTGATCTTCTGAGTCATTGGTGATTCCTTGTTGAGCCGAAGGCCCTTGAATGTGGGCCCGTTGCCGGGCCCTTACGAGTCCTCAGGCCTACGAGACGGCGTTGAGGAAGAACGCGCCCAGGTCGGCCGCGATCTGCTTCTGGTCGAAGCTCATCTCGATCTGGATGCGATCGGAAGCCTCGGGCTCCATGCGGATCCGCTTGATGCGGGTGCCGATGGCGCCACCGCCCAGGAGACCGGTCCACGCGAACGTGTAGCCGGCGCTCGGGGTCATCAGGCCGGGGCTCGCCGGCGTGTAGAGCAACAGGGCGTGGTTGCCGCCGATCAGCGCGTGGCTGTTCGTGGCACCCTCGGCCGCCGAGTTGTAGATGGCGTCCATGACCAGGATCTCCTTCAGCTCGAAGAGAGCCGCCAGAGAGTCGCGCATGGCGACGGCCGGGCCGCTGGTCTGGCCGCGGTCGATGCGACCCACGACGTCCGGGTGGTCGAGCAGCGCGTCATAGACGGCGCGGCCGAGCACCAGCCTGTCCGGGCGGAAGCCGGTCAGGATGTGGACTGCCCGCACGGCGGCGCGCATGTCCTCGATCGGGGTGGACGCGGCGACGTCCCAGCGCAGGAACTGCGTGCCGGTCGGGCCGGAGGCCACGCCCGCGCGCTCGGTCGTCCAGGCGCCTGTGACGAAGTGCGAGGAAGCCCACTCGCGCTCCTTGCGGATGAGCATCTTGACGGACAGGAACTCGACCGCTTCCTTGTCGAGCTGAAGGGGGCTGTCGGCGTTGGCGCGCACCTGGTCGGCGACGTCCTTGGCCAGGGCCCACACCTTCGCGTTGTAGGTGTCGGTCGACAGGGTGTAGTTCGCGGCCGCGGCGCGCGCACCGGGAGCCAGCTCCTCCGCCTCGTCGCGGTTGAACATACCGCGATCGTAGGTGAAGTAGCTGTCGCTCTGCTTGGCGACGCCGAGAATCGGGAACGCCTTGTCGGCGATGAACATGTCCTGGCTCTGAAGGAAGGCCAGGGAGATGTTGGTGAGCGGTCGGTCGACGTGAACGTCCGAGCGCGACGGTTGGTTGACGGGCATTTCTTGCTCCTAATGTTGGTTTCGGGGTCGGACTTAGGTCACGCCGTCCTGCATGACCTGGGTATAGACACGGATGATCTCGCCCGCGGCACTTGCTGCGTCGAGAGCGAAGCCGGCGATCCATCCGCCCGCTCCGGAAACGTGGGTGATTGCTCGGCCGGTCGAGTCGGTCGTGACCTGGTCACCAACAGAGACGGCCGCGCCAGCGGTCACCTTGTTGATGCCCATGGGCAGCGACACGGCGATGACGTCCAGGTCGGCCGTGGAGGCCGAAGCGGAGACGCCATTGATCGGGCCCGGGACCACGGCGGCCGTCGGGAGGACGCCAGCGGTCGTCTGCGCGAGAACGTGGACGTTCAGCACGCCGTCGACGCCAGCGGTCGTCTGCGCGAGAACGTGGACGTTGCCGGTCAGGTCCTCGTCTTCCAAGACGATGTCGACCAAGCCCATGGACTCGTCGAAGGTCAGCGTCATGACCGCACTGGCGACACCAAGGTTCGCCTCGGTGCAGGTGCAGGTCACCATGTCGGCGCCGTAGCCGGCCGAGAGCAGCAGTGCTCGCAGATCCGTCTGAAGGGCGGCCGCGGTGACGTTGTAGGCGATCTCGCCGGCGAAGAGGCCGTTGATTTGCAGGTCGAACGTGCCAGCCGTGGCTGGGGTCGCATTCGCGGTGATCGTGTCCACCTGTGCCGTGCCGGCCGCGTCGAGCAGCTCGTCGGTATCGATGGCCATGTCCACCAGGCCCATGTCGTCGAGCCAGGTCAGCGTCATGACGGCGCTCGCCACTCCGAGGTTGGCCTCGGTGCAGGTGCAGGTCACAGCGTCGGTGACCTCGTCTGCCCAGAGCGCGCGAAGCGCAGTCTGGAGAGCCGCGGGCGTGACGTTGTAGGCGATCTCGCTGAGAGTGCGACCGTTCATGTGAAGGTCGAACGTGCCACCGGCCGGGGGCGCGGCGTTGGCCGTGATCGTGTCCACCTGAGCGGTGCCAGCGACTTCGGCGGTGTAGGTGTCGTCAGCCAGGTCGACCTTGCCGTCGGCTTGGATCTGGACGAAGCGGTAGAGAGGGACTGCCTCACCGGCGATGAGGCTCACAGTCTGAACGATGTTTGATACGGTCATGGGTTACGCTCCATCCTGGTGAACGCACATTTGAACAGCGATGATCTCGCCCGCAGCGCTCGCCGATTCGAGGGCCCAGCCGAGAATGTAATTGCCTGCGGTGGTCGTGTGGTCGATCACGCGGCCGACGGTGTCCGTGGCGACCGCGCCGCCACGGGTGACTGCGGCGCCTGCCTCGACCTTGACGATCCCCATCGGGAGCTGCATGGCGATGGCAGTGCGGCCCGCGGTGAACTCCGCGGACGAAATGGCTTCGGCGCTCACACCCTGGGCCACGCCCTGGGCGTCGTCGGCGACGTCGTAGAACCCGTCGGCCTGGAGCTGCATGAAGCGGTAGATCGGAATCGCCTCGCCCGCGGTCACGGTGACCTGCGACAGCGAAGAGGTGTTGTAGTTGGTCATTGGTTAGCCCTCCAGGCGCTTGCTGTAGACTTCCAGGCCCTCCTCGGACTCCAGAGCCTTGGTGTATGCCTGCTCGAAAGTCAGGCTCTCGTCCCTCTCCATCTCGGCCTTGGCGAGCGCTTCGAGCTTCTCGTCGTCGCTCTTCAGCTCAGGCTGCCCGAGCGTGCCGACCTCTTCGAACGCGGAGGCCAGCTCGTTGTTCTTGGCGACGAGCGCAGCGTGCGCGGCCTTGCGCATCTCCTCGTCCTCGATCGTGTCGAGCGCCTTCAGCATCTCGACGTGCTGCTCCTCGGTGCCCGGCAGGTTCGTCAGCTCCGCGGCGCGCTTGGAGAGTTCGGCGTCGGCGGCCTTCTTGGCCTCCTTCTCCTTCTCCTCCTCCAGCTCCTGGAACCGCTTCTTCTCCTTCTTGGCCTTCTCGACCATCTGGGTCAGGAGGCCCGTCGGGTCCTGGGACTTGCGAATCTCGACGCCGTCTTCGGTCGTCGCGACGACCGGGTCGGCCTCGTTGGCCTTCTCGATCTCGCCGTCCTTGTCCTCGGACTTCAGGAAGCTCTCGGCGGCTTCGCCTTCCAGCTCCTGGTAGAACGCCTTCTGGACGTCGGTCATTGCGGAGATTGCCTCGGCCTTCTCGGCGCGGGCGTTGGCCTCGTCGAGGCTCTTCTGAAGTTGCTCCAACTCGGTCTTGAACTGGTCTTCGTTCATGGTGTCATCCTCTTGGGACTCGTCCGCAGGATCAGATGTCTCGGAGCGTGCGGACAGTTGCTCCAAGGTCGAATGAGTCTCGTCGAGGACGTCAGCAGTCCGTTGCTTGCTGAAGAACCCGACACGATGGGTGTGGCCCTGTTCGGCACCGACGATGATCTCGCCGTTCATGCCGATGATCCACTGGTGGCTGTGGCCCGGACTTTCCGGCCCTTCTCCACCGTAGCTGGTTACGCCCGACTGGGCGTCGTCGATCCCGTGCAGGACATGGGCATGCCCGTCCATGGGATCCGTGAGCGCGGCCTTCTTCTCGATGTCGTCGCGCCGCTTGATGATGGCGAAGTTCGAGCCCTCGCCCATGGCGCCGGCCCTGACCCCGCTGATCTCCTTGATGCGGAACTTCCGCATGATGTTGTAGGTGCCTTCGGGCTGTTCTCTCATGGCAGGTCCCTCGTCTCGTTCTCGCGATAGGCCCCGCCGATGCTGAAGCCCTTGTATTCGCCGCTCTTGAACTTGGCCAGGACCTCTTCGCTCGGCTTCATGCCGATCATGAGCCCGGTGCGCTCGGTCTTGATGCCCATGCTCTTGGCGATGTCCGTCGTGAGCGGGAACACGAACGGAATGCGGCCGTCGACCACCGGGGTGACGCCGTCGTCCTCGCGGGCATGGTCATCGACCGAGATTGGGTTCTCCATCAGCTCCAGCCCGGCCTCAACCATGGCGTCCTCAGGGCAGTGGTCCTTCTGGAAGTCGATGAATGGGATGCCGTTCTCCGTGCAGACGATCGCGAAGCCGAAGACGAGACCAAGCTCGTCGTCGACCTTCATGAACTCTACTTGCTTGCTGTATTGTGTCACTTGCGGTATTTCCTCTCGTGCCTGGCCCTGCGCTCGTCGGACCATGGTGTGAATGGCAGCGCCTTGCGCGAAGCCGAGATCTTCTTCTTGGTCGCCTCAGACAGCTTCTTGCCCCTGCGGGCAGCCGCCGACTTGGCAACAGAGTCTGCCGACCGCTTCTTGCCTTTGTGTGACGCCGACATCTTGGCGCGGGTCTCCTCGGAGTGCTTGCCTCCGAGGCCGCCTGGCATCAGGTTGTAGTCGCCGAACATCTTGATCAGGAACTGCTCCTGGGCGTCCAGTTGTTCCTGTGTGCGGGCGCGTGACGCCACGACGACGGTCCACTGGTCGGCCGGATATTTGCGCAGCGCGCTGTAGAGTTTGGACTTCCGCCCGATCCGGGCACAAGAAGCATGGTTCGACCACCTGGCTGAGAGCCTACCAGTGGTCTGACCGACGTAGGATTTCCCACTCGGGCTTGTAGCGATGTAGCAGATACCGTGACAACTTGTCATGCTGGAATCCGCCATGCTACCGATAGTTGGGGGCAATGGTCAAGGGTGCGTGAAAAATTTTCTGGAAAACCATCAGGGGCCCCTACCGGACCGACAGATAGCGCTCGACGGTCCCGCACACCTTGATGTGCGAGCCATTGGCCACAGCGCCCAGTTTCAGCGTGGTTCCGGCCGATCCGCCGTGCAGCGTGATGGGCGCCAGGTTCCTTGTGGTCTCCGCGGCCTGTGTCCAGTCCAGACCGTTCGCGCTGGCGCCGACAATGCCGACCAGCTCGATGGTGGCCGAGTTGTTCGAGTTCGTCACGACCAACCAGATCGTGTGCGTCTCGTTGGGCGGGATAGTGTGGATCGTGGTCTCGGTGCCGATGCCGCCGATTCCGTTGATGGAGGAGCCCAGGGTGTCCGGGGCCCCAGAGAGGGGGACTTTGTAGGGCATCATCAGCGATCGCTCCTGTAGCGTTCGACGCTGCCGCAGACCTTGACGCTGGTCCAGTTGGCGACGGCAGCCATTTTGAGGGTTGTGCCGGACGACCCGCCGAAGAGGGTGATCGGTCCGTATTCTTCGACCGACTCGGTCGAGGCGAAGGTGAAGTTGAACACGTCCGTGGCGTCTCCGATGTCTCCCAGGATCTCGGGCGTAGCAACGCCATGGGAGTTCGTAAACGTCAACCAGATCGTGTGCGTCTCGTTGGGCGGGACCGTGTGAATCGTGGTCTTGGTCGGATACTGCGTGAGTGAGGTGATGGCCGACCCGAGAGTGTCAGGCGAGCCGGACAGGATGTCGCGGTAGGGCATCATGGCTATTTCTT